GACATTGGCACCACATCTAAATGAGTTTTACACAAATACAATCAAGGGTCGCCCAGCAGTAGATTCAATTTCACAAGGCGCATTACCAAGTTCTGGGATGTCTTTTACATTGCCAAAGCTTTCTCAAGCACCTTCTGTAACAATCGAAGCTGAAAACGGCGCACTTGGTGGCGACGAAATGACTTCAACTTATGTAACTGTTGATGTTAAGAAAGCAGCATCAATCCAAACGATTTCATGGGAACTCCTCGACAGAAGTTCGCCTGCATTCATGGATGCCTTGATGGTCGAGCTCCGCGATGCTTATGCTAAGTATTGCGATGGAGCAGTTATTGCTGCATTCACAGCATCTGGTACACAAGCATCAACACAAGCTGCAACAATTGCAGGACTAAAGGCATACATTGCTAAAGAAGTTCCAGCAGCTTACAAAGCATCTGGCAAATTTGCTACAAATCTTGTTGCTAACACTGCATGGTGGGAGACAATTCTTTCAGCAGATGACACAACAAATCGCCCTCTATTTACTGCGGCACAGCCTTCCAATGCTCCAGGTAACGCATCTGGTCAGAGCATCACTGGTCAAGTTTTGGGTCTTAACTTAGCGGTTGATCCACACATGGCAGTTACAACTCTTATCGATGAGTCAGCGTTCATTGTTGCTCCAGAATCATTCAAGTGGTTTGAAGCACCTACAACAACGCTACAAGTTCAAGCACTCGCAAACGGTCAAGTGCAGGTTGCACTTTATGGCTATTACGCAATCGCGCCAATCTACGGCGGTGGCGTACGTCGCTTCAACCTAACTTAATTAGTTAGGCACTAAGTCGCTGGGAGTGGGGCGCAGCCCTTGCTCCACTCCCAGTTTTTAGAAAGGATATTAAATGTCATTAACGACAGTCAGTGAACTTCGTAGTGCGCTTGGAGTAGGCACCCTGTATTCTGACGCTATCCTTCAGGAAGTGTGCGACGCTACTGATGCAGTCCTGCTTCCAATGCTTTGGAGTCCAACTTGGTATTCGGTTGCTCATAGCAACATTGTTGGTTATGGAACTCTTTATTTTAACGATCCCGTAATTGGAACTTTTTATGTAGGTCAATCAGTCACAATTGCAAATTCAGGTTCTTCTTACAATGGAACAAAGACAATTACATCAATGGGCGATTATTCAATAACTGTTGCAACAAGTCATAGTACAGCGCAATCAAGACACCCAATTGCACCTTATGGAACAGTATCAACAACTACTTATACAACTTGGTCAGATGACGCAGCAGTTCAACAAGCTGCTCTACAAATTAGCGTAGATATTTTTCAGGCACGTCAGACTACTAGCTCAGGCGGAGTTGCTGTAGATTTTCAACCAGGACCCTGGAAAATGTCGTCAGGTCTTTTGGCACGCGTCAGAGGTCTCATTGCTCACGCACTGTCACCATTATCGATGCTCGGATAGACGATGCCAGTTGCACTTACTACTCTTAGAACTACTATCGCTCAAGCTTTAGTAGATAATACTTTGTATCAAACATTTGCTTTTCCGCCAGCCACAATACTCGCAAACTCAGTTATCGTATCCCCAGGGAATCCGTATTTAGAACCGAGTAATAATCAGCATAGTACGATTGCACCAAAAGCCAACTTTTCAATTGTGATCACGGTGCCTTTATACGACAACGAGGGCAACCTCAATGGAATTGAAACAGCCTTAGTTGGCGTGTTCAATAAACTCGCAGCATCTTCATTAGTCTATAATGTCGGTGCAGTAAGCCAACCTAGCGTCCTAAACGCTCCGTCAGGCGAACTTTTAACGTGCGAACTTTCACTACAAATCCTAACAACCTGGAGCTAGTATGTCCGATTACGACAAAGAAACAGAAGCCTTCCTGATCAAAATCGGGCAGGTAGCACCATCATCAAAGCCAACTACTAAGAAAGACGAGGAATAATCCTAATGGCGATTTTTCTAAATAACAAGGTCGGTCTGAAGATTGCAACCGTTAATCTGAGTGACCACTGTACGGCATTTCAACTTAACCGCCAACTAGATTCCATCGAGGTAAGTGCGTTTGGCGATACAGCACATAAGTACGTTGCTGGACTTGCAGCAGATTCAATTACAGTTTCATTTCTAAATGACACAGCAACAGCAAGTGTTCTTGCGACACTTCAAGCAGCATTTGGAACTACAGTTGCTTTCTCAGCAATTCAAGATTCAACAGCGGCTGTATCAGCTACCAATTTACTTTATACTGGTACGATTTTTGTTGATAACCTTACCGACATAAATGGTGCCGTCGCTGATGAAGGTGTACTAGATTTAACTTTTCAGTGCAACAGTAAGACAGCAACAGCTTCAACAGGTACTTGGTAAACAACTAAACTAAGGGGCAAAAAATGGCTAAATTAAAGATAACAAGGGTTGATGGATCGATTGGCGAGTATGAGATTACTCCAATCATCCAGTACGCGTTTGAGGTTTTCGCAAAGAAAGGGTTTCACCGCGCCTTTGTTGAGGATCAAAAGCAGTCGGACATCTTTTTCTTGGCTCACGAATGTATTAAACGTTCGGGTGAAACTATCAAACCCTATGGGGAAGGGTTCATAGAAACTTTGGTTTCGGTCGAAGTTCTAGATTCAGACCCTTCCCTCTAGGGCGCGACTCGATCACCTTCCTGGTGGCAAAACTGTCAATCAGGCTCGGGATCGCGCCACAACATGTACTGGAATTAGATGAAGTGATGATAAAGAATCTAATAAAGGTTCTTCAAGATGATGCTAAGGAGATGAAAGATGCCAGTCGTAGAACTAAAAGGCAACATTGATCTCCGTAAAGCAATGCGTCGATTTACTCCAGACTTAGAAAAAGAACTTCGCAAAGAACTTCGATTGGCACTTAGCCCAGTTGTAAAACAAGCAAGATCATTTGTTCCACCTGCATCTCCAATGAGTAATTGGAATCCACGTCAAATGAGTGAATCATCATTTCCTTATTACAGTGCTGGAACAATTCGTGATGGAATTAGTTACTCTACTTCTGCATCTAAAATTGGCAAAACAGGGTTTACTTCACAAGCAAGAATTGTAAACCAATCACGTGTTGGTGCTATTTTTGAAACAGCAGGAAGTGTTCCACCTGGTGAGGGTCAGCCCTGGGTTGGACCAAAAGGACCAAAGGGTAAAAGGTATTCTCATTCAAATAACGAACGAGCTGGTTATTTTTTCATCAAGGCATTGCCGCCACTTACTAAAGCCAAAGTGGGAACAGGTCGTTTAATCTATCGAGCCTGGGAACTAAATCAGGGAAGAGCAATGGGTGCCGCTCTCAAAGCTATTGATAATGCTAAATATAAATTTGAATCTTATACAGCCTTTAATCGAGGAATTAAATCAATAAGTAAGAAGGCAGCATAATGGCTCAACAAACTTCTCAAGTTGAAATTAACATTGGTTCCAAGTTAGATGCCAAAGGATTTAAACAAGCGGAAACAGCCCTCGGCAAGATGGGTAAATCAGCGAGAAATCTAGCTGCTGCCTTTGGTGTTACTTTTGCTGCAAAACAATTAATTAATTATACAAAGGCTGCTGCAAATGCTGCTGCACAAGATCAGAAGTCACAAGCACTTCTTGCTAATAGCTTAAACAATCTTGGACTTGCTTATGCCAAAGTTGATGTAGAAGGTTTTATATCTTCCCTTGAGGCTCAAACTAACATTGCCGACGACATTCTTCGTCCGAGTTTTGCTCAACTAGCTCAGGTAACTGGATCAGTTACTAAAGCACAAGATTTAATGAAACTTGCTTTTGATGCTTCTGCTGGATCGGGCTTAGATTACTCACAAACAATTGATATTCTTTCAAGAGCTTATACTGGCAACAGAAAAGGATTAAAGGAATTATATCTTGGACTTTCTGATGCCGAACTTAAATCAATGTCTTTCCAAGAAATACAAAAGAAAATTCAAGCAACTTTTGCTGGCGCAGGTGGAAAATCCGTTGAAACTTATCAAGGACAAATGGACAAACTTGCCATATCAACTGGCAACGCAAGTGAAAAGATTGGGTATGCCCTTCTTAACGCAGTAGTCAAAATAAGCGGAAGCGGAACAATTGATGGATTTACTGCAAAAATAGATGCCCTGGCAACCTCTTTTGCAAATCTCATTACTAAAATTTCAGACTACATTGCCATATCAACAGGGCAGCAGGCTAGAGCTGCATTTGCACCAGAACGTGTAGTTGCTGGTGGTCGCATTGTATTTAAGAATCCTTCTACTGGCGCTGGCAATCTTCAACTTACTGGCGGCAGCAATATGGACACCCAGCGTTCACAAATTGCTTTGGCTAAAAAGGCTGAAAAATTAGCAAAAGACCGTAATGCTTTATTGACTATTGACAATAGTTTAATGACTCGAAAAATTGTTCTGACGGCAGATCAACAGGCTCTTGAAGAACTTAAAAAGAAATTTGATGTCGAGCGCGTTGGTTTGTTTGCAGCTCTAAATCAGGCTACTGATGATGAAACAAAAATGCGTATCAGATCGCTAATTGCTATCCATGACAATGATTCTGCCCTTGCTGGCAAAATTAAAGCTGAACTAGACGGAGCCGATGCAGCAAGAAAATTAGCTGATGCGATGGCAGCAGCAGCTTTACAAATATCATATTCAGCAGGACTGGCTTCCTTCAAGCAAGCCGAAATCAATTCGCTAACACAAGGCCCTATGCCTACGCCTTTAACTCAAACACCACCATCAGTGCCACAATCTCCTTTAGAATCTTTCAGACAGAGTGAAGCAAGATATGCGAGTTATTCAGGAAATACTGGAAGTGCAATTATCGTCAATGTTGCAGGATCAGTTACAACAGAGCGTGATCTCGTATCAGCCATTACTCAAGGAATCTACAATAATCAGGCTTCTGGAATCCCAATTAACTATTCAACGAGTTATGTATAATGGGTCTGCCAGCCACAGTATCCGTCAAAATTAATCTAAGTGGCGGAGCTTCCTTCGGGAATCCGTTTATTCTTAATACTTCGCAATTAGGCTTTGCTGAACTTGCTTCAAGCATTCCTGTAATTGTTGATGTTTCTACCAGCACCCTTAACATCTCAACTCGTAGACAGCGCAATATCCTTCAAGATAATTATGAAGCTGGTCAGGCAACAATTAAGATTGTTGATCCTAATGGTGACTGGAATCCACAGAACACCGCGAGCCCTTACTACGGGCTATTACAGCCACTTAGAAAGATACAGGCATCTGCTGTCTATGATGGGGTAACTTATGGATTATTCGGGGGTTACATCACAGAATATCGTTATACCTACCCGCAAGGGCAGGACACGGGATATTGCACGTTTATTGTGGTAGATGCCTTCCGTTTGATGTATAACTCAAACGTTACAACCGTTACAGGTGGCACAGCAGGTCAGACAACTGCTCAACGCGTTCAATCTATTCTTTCAATGATTGCTTGGCCACCAGCATTTACAAGTATTGGAACAGGTGCAACAACTGTTCAAGCTGATCCAGGCACTCAAAGAACAGTTCTAGGAGCAATCCAGACTTGCGAATTTACAGAGCAAGGCGCGTTCTACATCGATGAGAACGGCGTAGCAACCTTTAAGGGTCGTCAATATGTTTATGATGCTCAGAGCGCATCTCCAACAATTTTCAATCAAACAGGCACAGGCATTAATTACGCAGGAATCACTTTTGCATTAGATGATAAACAAATTGTGAACAAGGCCAGCGTTACTCGTATCGGTGGCACAACCCAGACTTACTCTGATGCGACATCGATTGCTCAATACTTCACACGATCTATTACAGCTACAGACATGCTGATGCAGACAGACCCCGTTGCGCTGAGTCTGGCAACTGCTTATGTCCAGTCGCGCAAGGACACCAGTATCAGAATTGAAACAATTACCCTAGATTTAATGACTCCATCATATTCAGCAGGCATCACAGCAGCTCTTAGCCTTGACTTTTTTA